TTCTAAAGATTCGTTAGGGTTTGAATGTGAAGCTTATAAACATGATAACGAATGCAAAGAATGCAGAGCATGTTGGAATAGTGACATTAAAGAAGTATCTTATAAAGTACATTAAGGGAGGTATCATGGATCTATCAGACAAAATGAAACAAGATATTAAACGAATGTTTAATGACTATGTTATTGAATATTCAAAAGTAATGCAAAAAGAACATGCCATTCAATTCGCTATGCATAAAACAAGGCAAAATGCGATGGTAATGTTAAAAACTTATAATCAATCTTGAAAGGATATATTATGCCAAATTTAGACATACAAGCTTTAAATGATTTAAACATAAGCAAAGAATCTCAATTGAGATTGCATTTAACAACCAATTTTTTTCCAAACTTACCTCAATTCGTGGTTAAAACATTTATTGATGCATTTAAGCAATATTGGAATTACGATATTGATATTAGGGAATTAGAGGATGAATTAGCTATTGTTTATAAAGGGAGTTTATCAGACTATGGATTTTGGAATTTTCTGAATGATGAAGATTTAGAGGATGCCTATTAATAAAGTAATAATTCAAAGATATTTATTTGACATATAGATATCTTTGGAGTTATTATTTATGGTAATAACTATTTAACTAACTTAAATCTTGAAAGGATATGTTATGACTACAAAAACAATCAAAGAAGCATGGGATGAGTTTATTGCATCCAAAATCTTTTTAAAAGGTGATGATATGCCATCCTATATTTACGAGGATGAAGATAGGAAAGACGGTGGCTATTTTTACTGTAACAATAATGCTTATATTTTATCCACTCCATCATTAGACACAAAATATTATTTGATAATAGAGCGTGATTCATATCAAAGTAATGACATCAAAAAATTAGAGAATATTCTATTTACAGACTTTATTTTGCCTAATGATCTTATACCGTTAGAAAGGGAGGATTAATCATGACTATTGACTTACTAATAAAAATATACAATCAATGGGGGAATCAAAATAAGATGCATCCCTTGCATAGTGCGGATGACATGCTTTGCAATTCTAATCTAAATGATACACAAAAAGATTGGTTGAAAAGATTCATTAAAGTTTGGCATCGCATGCAAGATGCAGAAGATCAAAGGCATATTAAAAAATCTATGAATGAATATATAGAACGACTTAAATATGCAGATTGGTTTTTTGATTATTCCGATGATTATATAACATGGAATATGGGTTACCTTGAATTTAAAAAATTAATAGAGATGGCAAAAGTCTTTGATCCTAATTATGTGCATTGGAATTACTACTGTAAAAACGATGCTTTAAAACAAACTACTTTATTGGGAGGATAAATCATGAGTTTAAAAATAGGAAGTCAAACTGTATTAAATGAAGATGAAAGTAAGGATGTATATTTCAAAAACGCAAGGAATATGGGTTGTGATAAGTCTGAAGCGTGGTGTTATGCAGAAAATACATTCTTAACTTTAGGTAATGTTATCTTAAATGAAAGGGGGGGAAGAGTATGACTCACAAAATAGTGAACGGAAGTTATGGATGCCGATGGCTTGCTATCGGTATCCTTATTGGTACTTTAATTGGTATGGCTTTAAAAAATACCATTGAAGATTTTATTGATCTTTGGTATCCGATGCCACATGAGGTGGTTTGCCAAAAGGGGATTCTCTTTGAGCAAATTATGTATGGTGGTTCGGTATATCAAAAAACTAACAGGGAATGTATTGAAACCGCATTGGAGGAAATCAAATGAAACATAAATTAGCGATTAAACATTTTACATACTCAATTGAATTGGCAAAGCATTTAAATAAGCAAGGTCATATCAAAGGGTGGAATATGTTTGATCAAATTAAAACAAGTAATGAAATTATTCAACGATTAATAGGAAAGGAAAAACATGGTAGGAAAAGTGACTAGTAACAAACAATTATCAGCATCTCAAATCCCTGTACTTATGGGGTTATCAAAGTTTCAATCTCGTAATGAGTTATTGAAAATGATTATGGATGCTAACAAGGGGATCGAGCCTGAGCCAATTAGCAATGAGTCAATGGATTGGGGTAATACATTAGAGCCAATCATATTGAATGAAGCATGTGCCAGGTTAGGTTTAGGCAATCCTAAAACCACGCATGATCAACCTTATCAACACGATACATTACCGATTGCATGTTCGCTTGATGGTACAGTTGATGGCAATGATCAAGAGATCATGACTGATTTAGAAAAGGGGATCATATGTGTTAACGCTGACAAGATTAAGTTAAGCGGCAACATTATCCTGGAATCTAAATTGACAGCTCATGAGGTGGAAAGTGCAGATCAATTGCCACTCTATCGTGGGCCATTGCAATTGCAAATGCAGATGGATATTACCCATGCTGAAGTAGGTGTCGTGTGTGTGTTATATAAAGGTACAACACTACGTCTGTTTGTTTATCAGAGGGATGATGAAGTCATCGGTGAAATCCATGAAGCCATCATGGACTTTCAGAAAAGGATCGATAAGTATCTCACCAATGATGAAATTGATTGGTATGAAAGTCAGAATTCTGATGAAGCATCAAGGGTATTTAATGTGGCTTATAAAAGCACCATTGAATTGCCTACGATGGAAGACATTGCAGAAAAGATATTGACTTGGCGTGATGAAATTACAGATCGTGCTAAGAAAATAGATGACATGCAAACAGTCATCATGGATCAAATGCGAGATCATGAACGCGCATTGATGGGTAGATATGAAGTGCTATGGAATAGTATTAATTACAAAGCCACGCCTGAACGTATCACGCCCGCAAAACCCGCACGTACAGTCCGTCAATCTAAACTTAAAATCAGAGATAGGGAGGATTTAAATGAGTGATATCAATAACTTAGGTGGTGATCAATATGGTGATAGTTTTATTGATAATTACCTATTAAAACAAGCAAAGAAGCAACAAAAAAATCAGCAATTCTTAAAGCTTATCTATGAGCATGTCAGTTCAAGAGAGGGCAGACAGGATTTAATTAAACTTTATTTTGGAGGTCAAGATGACAACAACAATTTCGGTGATTGCTAAGGCATTACTTAAAGCACAAAAGGAATTTGGCCCAGCCTTAAAGACGGCAACCAATCCACATTTTAGAAGTAAATATGTGGCACTTGATGGATGTATTGAAGCGGTGATTGATGCATTACATAACAATGGCATTGCATTGACACAACGCACTCATGATTGTGAAAGTGGTATTCGTATTGAAACCATACTCATACATGAGAGTGGCGAAAGTTTAAGTGGTGGCATTTTACATGTACCCGCTGCTAAACAAGATCCACAAGGGTATGGCTCTGCTTTAACTTACAGTCGTAGATATTCAATCATGACATTCTTGGGAGTCCCGGCTGAAGATGATGATGGCAATCAAGCTACAAAATCTATGGCTGAAAAGGTACGTGAGGCAGCGCCTGTATCAAAAAAGTCTACGCCCTGAGTCTGCCGGGGAAAGAACCTACGAACTTCGCAGATGAATCAAAGTACGTAGATAAGTACATAGAAATACTTAAATCAGTCCTTGCTGTCGAGCAATGGGATGGCAAGGAAAAGTTAAAAAAGATTCTGAATTTTTCTGTAGCCAACAAACTTACAGTAATGACTTTAATGGGGCATCATCAAGTCAGAATCAAAAATGCATTTGACGATGCGGTGAAAGGATTGTAATGACTACATTAAAACAAGGTGCATTTAATTATGAAGTTGATCCTGAATGCATACGCAAAACCTATCGTAAAAGTTACAGCTTAGATGATTGGCGCGGTAGGTTAGTGTTAGGCATTCTAGAAAATGCTATTGTGGAATACTTAGCATCAAGTATTTCACCTAAGTTAAGACAAGATGCAGAAAAGTTTTTATTTGAAGACAATGAAATCTTTGATGTATGTCTAAGTATTTTAGGGTACGAAAAGTGTTCGTTTAGGTCTCGCATTTTAAGACTACGTAACACAAACGAAACTTATCGTAGAAGATATGATTCACCAAGATAATAAGGTTGGATTCTTTTAACACAATAGAGGGCCGAAAGGCCCTTTATTATTTATTGCATACGTACATTGTGACTTCGAAACCGAAACGCATTTCAGTAGCTGATGGTGTTGACCACATAACCTGTCTCCTATTAATAGTGTTTGTCAAGATTGTATGATAAAAATTTTAGGGATAAAATGAATCAAGATTTGTATGAGTTAAGACTAATGATATATCCTGATCACCACTATGTTGTATTCGATGGCTTTGGCGATAGCCTTCGATCTTTTTCAACGTATGATTTAGCAGAAGAGTTCGTAAGAATTAGACCTGATTGTCAGATTGTAGAGATCAAACCCTTAACCAATGAAGAATTTACTGCCATACATGGTGAACCCCCCTTCTAAGCCCGTATAAGCCTCACCATGAGGACTTTGTATTTTACCTATACATTACCCTAGGACGCATTGAGATCGCCTCACCACGAGCGTTATACGAGGTCATTTTTTAGATTGAACGTACAAAACAGGACGATTATGGTCAATGTACTTATATTCGTGTTTAAAATCTTTAGGTAAGTTAATAAAGTCTTCGTGCATACAGATCGTACGTAGTTCAGGAAGGAAATGTTTTTCTGCATAAGCATGTGCGACTTCACAATCAAGGAAAGTTCCAACGTATTGTGGTTCACCACCCATCATAATGAGCAAAACATAATGCAGCATGATTAATGTACCTTGTCAGGCTTCGGCTCAACTAGATAAAGATCAGCGCCATCACAATGAATAATAAGAAAATGATCTTCTTTATCTGAGAATATAATCTTGATCATTGATTGGCTGTCGGATTCTAGAAACTCGATGTTCCAAATCTTCTTGCCAACCAATGTGTCAAGTAACTTAGCCTGATTCTCATCAGCCTCAGTTATGAAATCTACATCTATACTATCTTCCCTATCCAATCTCCACCGTCCTTTAATACCATTGGCATTAGTTTTGGTTGTCCTTCTATTATCATACCACAACCAACGATGAATCTTGTTTTAAAGTTCTTAGCATACTCAAATGCAAGTGACTTCTGATTGATAAGACTACCTACTTGCATACCCCAAATCAATGCATCCGGGTTAGAGTAATAACCAATAGAGAATTTAGTGTGGTAATGACCTTGGACGGTGTTCATACCATATTGTTGGGCCACACGTAATACATCTGCGGCAAGCCCATGTGTAAAGAAGCATCGTGAATTATCAGATAAGGTAATGCGTAGGTCATCAACCCATTGCCAACCTTTGCCGACATTCAGATACTCATTGTAAGAGCGTAGATATTCCTTGGGTAATCCATACTTCAACGCACGTCTAAACACTAAGGAAGAGTGGTTGGAGTGTACCAGGATCATCTTGGGAAAAATTTTTTCTAACTCTTTGATATAGACACGAGACGATTTCAACTCATCCCCGGCTGACATCAGATCAGGGTTATGATCATGCATGCTGATGGCATGCTGATCTAACTCATCGCCAATGTTAACTACGAGGTCAGGCTTATATTTATTTTTAAGTGCCGTTAGAAATTTGAATGCGTCTTTGTGATGGTAAGGGATGTGGAGGTCTGATATAACAAGTACCGATTTATATTTGGTCATACGTATCCTCACATAAGTTTTACCCTATAAGGATATCATATATCTATGGCTTGTAAATAGATATACCTGATTTATCAATCACATAGGATTGTCTTCGAGGTTCTTCACCATCTTTAGGAAATTGAATATGAATCCAGGAATTGTATTCAATGATGAGCTTGTCATATTCTATGGAAGACCCAACCAAATCCACAAAGACATCGTCAACACTCCCAAAACGATGGCAAGTAAAGTCACATGCGAGGCCCAATGTGTGATAGCTCGTGTCTTTACTACCAAGGGTACGGTTGACAGATAAGCACCTATAGCCACTAGATATAATAATAGGTAGTCCGTCCAGCCTAGTCCTAACGAGTTCCATTCCATGTGCAGTCCTCTTTAAGTTCTCTATGATCTCAGGACTTGGGGTATTATCGAATCCCAAGCGTGCTGCTATTTGTGACTTGGTAAACTCGTCAAGATGGAAATGCTCAGAGAGCTGCACTAATGTGTCAGACCTTTCTGCTTCTCATATGTTCTTAATCCAGCCAAGCCTAG